AGAAATAATAGAAGATAAAATAGAAGTTGTAGGAGACTACAAATCTATACAAGTAAGAACAGCTACAGTCATCAAAGAAGATGGTGTAGAGCTATCAAGGTCTTTTCATAGACACGCATTAGAATGTGTAAGCTCTGCACAAAACGAAGATGGTAATTGGACTCATACAGATACAGACGTATCAGGAGAGTCTACAGAGGTTCAAGGTATAGCTTCAACCGTTTGGACTGATGCAGTTAAAACTGCAAAAAAAGAAGCAAATGAAGCAAACTCAATATAGGGAGATAAAATGGATATCATGTCTATGATTACTTGGATAACCACAATCGTAACTGTTGCATCAATAATTGCAGCATCTACGCCTACACCTAAAGATGATGAGTGGATCGGTAAATTTTATAAATTTATAGATCTTCTTGCTCTTAACATAGGTAAAGCCAAGCAATAAAATAAATGTCTGAAGCTGTTTCAATAATAACCGAATTAGGTTTTCCCATTGCAGCAGCTTTAGGTTTAGGTATTTTTGTTTGGAAGCTGATCAATAGAATTATTGATGGCATGGAGCAGAAGATAAATACTTTAGATGATAAAGTACAAACATCTTTAGACACCATGGAAGAGAGAGTCTCCACAAAACTTGATAGTCAGTACGGTATTATTGTAAGCTTAATAGATCGAGTTAGAGCTTTGGATAACCAAAGTATCAGACAAGATGTATTATTAAAAACTTTATTGGGTGTTCCTAATTTAATAGACACCGATAAAATTGCAAAGGCGGACAGAGATGACCAAAGAAAAGACTGATAATATTTGGATATATAGAATAGCAGCTTCGCTGTTTTTATTCTTTATAATACTCATACTTACCAATCCCTTATGGGCAGACGAGATGGTGCATAAGTTTAAGTCTCCTTCTTTTTCTGGGGTTGGCACCTCAGCACATTATCTTACAATAGAGAACCAACAGTTCAATCGTAAGATGACAATCAAGCAAGAACTAAAAGCTTTGCAAGATGAAATAGAAAGAGATAAAGAAAACACAACACTTGCAAGATTTATAAGAAACCTAGAATCAAGAATCTATGCACAATTATCAAGACAGCTTGTAGAAAATTTATTTGGAGAAACTCCAAGCGATAGTGGTGTATTAGAATTAGAAGGTAACAGAATAGAGTATAATGTTGTTGATGAAATTATAACTTTAAACATAACAGACAGTGATGGCAATACAACAACTATATCTCTTCCTATCGGCAGTTTTACTTTCTAGCTGTGCGTTAATAATAGATCCGTTAGAGAACAATTTACCCCCAATCCAAAAAATAGAAAAGCCAGAGATAGGTACATTGCTTGTACCCGAGCTTGCAAACATACAATCAAAAAACAGAGCAAAGCCTGTAGTTGCTATATACTCAGGTGGTTTTACAGATCAAACAGGACAAAGAAGAAGTAATAGTTCTTATGCAACCTTTTCTTCCGCCGTTACCCAAGCACCAGACGCGTATCTTATAAGGGCTTTAAAACACGCAGGAAGCAACCATGATGGTTTCTTTGAGGTTGTTGAAAGAGTTGGCTTAGATAATGTAACTAAAGAACGCCAAATCATAAGAAGCACAAGACAAGAATTTAAAGAAGATAAAAAATTACAGCCACTAATGTTCGCTGGCTTGATTATGCAAGGTGGTGTGATATCTTATGAAAGTAATATAAAAAGTGGCGGTGCTGGAGCTCGTTATCTTGGCATTGGAGTGTCAAGGCAATACAAACAAGATACCGTAGCAATCTCTTTGAGAACAGTTTCCGTGAGTACCGGGAAAGTATTATTAGAGGTATTAGTTACAAAAACGATATTAAGTGCTTCTATAGATCAAGATGTTTTTCGTTTTATTACCGATTCAACAGAGCTTGTAGAAATAGAAAATGGTTTAGTCAGAAACGAATCAATAAATATAGCACTTCAAACGGCAATCGAAACGGCTGTATTACAAACAATAAAAGAAGGAGCAACCAGAGGATATTGGAATATTGATGAACAGACTAAAACTATTAATTGCGATGCTGATTGTGTCGCCTCTATACGCGGCTGATAACGAAATATATGTTGATCAGTCAGGATCTACTGCGAATATTGATTTAGAGCAGTTAGGAAATTCAAACATTATTGGGGGCTTGAACTCCGTATCAGGGACGCTTACAGCCCTTGATCTAGATGGTCTTAATTTAACACTAGATATTAATCAAATAGGTAATACTAATAAATTTTTGGGTGATATTCTTGGAGACAATATTACTGGTTTCTTTGAATTTGATGGAGATAGTAATACCTTTACCATACAAGGCGATCCAACAGACACTTACGGTATTGATAGCTCAGACTATAATGTAGATGTAACTGGTAGCTCTAACACTTTTACATTAGATACAGGCACAAGTGCGTTAGCAGGAACACTTGATTTAGATTGGATAATCAACGGTGACAGTAACACATTTGATTTTGATATAAACTATGATGGTGCTACTAACTATGTTGATGTAGACGGAGATAGCAATACAGTAAACTTTACAGGAAGCGGATATGCAGACGGATATTTCTATCTTGACCACACAGGAAGCAGTAGAACATTCAATATCATACAATCATCAACCTTGGTCTCTGATTGGTTGCAAATCAATTCTACTGGTTCTAACGGTACTATTTGTGTCGTTCAGAATGATGGCGGAACCAGCACCAGCTGTTGATGTAGGAAATATATCTGAATTAACTGGCTCGGCTAGAGTTGTAAGAGAAAAGCCTTATAATGCTGAGCTAGAATTTAATATTCAACAAAACGATGAAGCTATTACAACCAATGGTCGTATGGCTATTAGGTTTTTAGATGACTCACAAGTAAAACTAACAGAACACTCACAACTAACTATAGATGAATATATCTTTGATCCAAATCCTAGTAAGTCTAAAATGGCTATCACTTTTGGGCTTGGTACCGCTAGGTTCATTACTGGCTCTTTAAATAAGATAGATAAACAAAACATAGATCTTAAAACTCCTACAGCAAATATAGCTATAAGAGGTACAGACTTTACCGTAACAGTGGATGAGACAGGTCGCAGTCTATTAATTTTATTACCTGATATCAATGGGTTATCTAGTGGTGAGATAGTGGTTACTACAGCCATGGGGACAGTAACACTTAATAAACCCTACGAAGCTACAACAGTAGACGTGTTTGAGAAGTCACCTACACCGCCTGTAATCTTAGATCTCTCGCTAGACCTTATAGACAATATGCTTATTGTTAATCCACCAAAAGAAGAAGTAATTGTAGAAGAGAACGTACAGACACAAAAGAAAAACATACTAGATTTCAATGACTTAGATGTAGATTACTTAGATGAAGATTTTTTAGATTCAGACAAAGAACTAGAGTTTACAGAGTTAGATATAAATTATCTTGATGTAAACTTTCTAGAAGATTTGTTAGATGTTATAGATGCACTACAAGAAATAAAACAAGAAGATCAACTAGCACAAGATGCTACATCTACAAACATAGTTGGCACTCAACTAGGTCAAGACCTTAAAACACAAATAACATCTTTTGTAACCGGGGAAGTATTAACACTAACTCGTAGCGTTAGTGATACTGCTAGAGTAGATATAGATTCATCTGGTAGTTATACTGTTATCTTTATACAAGATGGTGTTTCTAACATTGTTAAAATAAACGGTGGATCAAGTAGCACTATCAAAATCACTCAAAGTAATTAATGAAGCGACTACTATTCACCATACTTATAATACTAGGATTACCATTAGTCTTTCAAAGCACTCCTACTGAAATACTAAAACTAAAAGTATTTGACTATCTCATTCCTGAACAAAAACCGTCTGGCTACTTTACTATTTTAAATTTAGACGAGAGGTTTATAGATCAAGAGGGTGGCTATCCAATACCAAGGCAAAGACTGGCTGAGATTAATAAACAGATATTAGAAGGTGGTGCGTTAGGGGTTGGTTGGGTTATTTCTTTTCCCCACCCGGATCGACTTGGGGGAGATAAAGAATTTGCAGAGTCCCTACAACAAGGTACAACAATATTAGCCATGTTTGAAGCCCCAAATCAAATATACCCAAAAACTGTTGGAACAGTAATGCTAGGTTCAGATAAAGGTGGTATGTTGTCTAAAGGTGTAGTTCAAAATACTATCAACCTTAGAAATTATGTACAACAGGGTATTGCAACTGCACCTACCGATCTTGACAACCTAGTCAGAAGAATACCTTTATTATTAAAAACTCCAGATGGATATGTTCCTGCGTTTGGTACAGAAGTATTAAAAGCTTTAGTTGGAGCTGATACCTATGTAATTAAAAGTAATGATCTTGGTATAGAAGAGATAAGGGTAAAGGGATTGCCACCAGTTAAAACAGATAGCCTTGGTCGTAAATGGATCAGTTGGGTTAATACTCCTCAGACCACATTAGATGAAATGAATGTTGCTAATAAGTTTGTCTTTGTTGGAATAACTGCTCCGGGAATCATGCCACAAGTCGCAACCCCAGTTGGATTATTAGAACCTCACAAGATTCAAGCAGCCCTATCTGAATCAATTCTTATAGAAAACTCGCCTTACATTCCTGATTGGGCATTGGCGGTTGAAATTTTAATTTTTGGAATTTTTGTGTCTCTGATGTGGCTCACAATCAATTATCTTGGTGTTACTAAAGGTTTAGGTCTCGGAATTATTTTGCTATTCGCTACAGGCTTCTCAGGAGTTTTTAGCGTTCAGAGGGGTATTTTATTAGACTTTTCATGGACTTTTATCTCACAAATCATAACCTCTACTGTTGCCTTCTATGTTAATTACAAAAAACAATATAAATTAAGACAAGAGATTAAAAAACAATTTGAACATTACTTAGATCCAAGACAAGTAAAAAGACTTCAAGACAATCCTGATCTGCTGAAACTCGGGGGAGAAAAGAAAGAAGCAACATTTTTATTTACAGATGTCAGAGGATTTACCTCATTATCAGAAAAACTAAAACCAGAAGAAGTAACTGCAATAATGAACAAGGCATTAACAATACAATCAGATGCAGTACAAAAACATGGAGGTATGGTAGATAAATATATTGGTGATGCAATGATGGCTATATTTAATGCACCCATAGATTTAGATGATCATAGAAGTGCAGCCATACAAACCGCTATAGAGATAAAAGAAAATATGAAGAAAGCAAACTTAGGTATCGACATAGGCATAGGTATAAATACTGGCGAAGCTGTTATTGGTAATATGGGAAGCGATACAAGGTTTGATTACTCAGCTATTGGAGATTGTGTAAATACAGCAGCAAGACTAGAGTCAGCAACAAAAGAGGTAGGAGAAGATATATTGATAGGCTATTCCACTGCCATAGATTGTAAATTTAGGTTAAAATTACTTAAACCAATAAAAGTTAAAGGCAAGAGCCAAGAACTATCAATTTTTACAATAAGTAAAGGATGACAAAATGAAATTTGGATTAATTAAAAATGTAGTAGGAGCAATAGCACCAACATTGGGTTCTGCTCTTGGAGGACCTTTAGGAGGTCAGGCAGCACAAGTTGTTGCAAAAGTATTGGGATGTGAGTCAGATCCTAAATCTATCAATACCGCTATTCAACAGGCAACACCAGAGCAAATGCTAGAACTAAAACAGGCTGAACAACAGTTTGAAGTTCAAATGAAGGAGCTTGATGTTGATGTATTTAAATTAGAAACACAAGACAAGCAAGATGCTAGATCTAGATTTAGCAAAGATTGGACTGCAAGAATTATAGGAATAGCTGTTGTCTCTGGATTTATGGGTTATATATTTTTAGTAACATTACAACCACCAGAGCAAAATAGTGAAGCATTAATCAATTTAGTCTTGGGATATCTAGGCGGATTGGCTAGTGCTGTGATATCTTTTTATTTTGGTGCATCACATACAGCAGAAGACAAGAAGGATTAACAGTGGCAGGATTTAGACTTACAGCTTTTAGCGGACTTAATGAAAAGATCGCTCCAAGACTGTTGCCTGAAGATGTTGCACAGAACGCAGAAAATGTTTTTTTAGATAGAGGAAGAATAGAGGGCTTACCCCAAGATGTTAATGACTCCTCTGAACCTAGTTCTCACCCAGCTTCACATATAGACGGAACAACTAAAACTATATTTAAAGCAACAGACAATGAATGGTTTACCTTCTCAGATGATGTTGATGTTATTAAAAGCCCAATTAAGGAAGATGCTTTTAGTAGATTTTATTTTACAGGAGTAAGTGGATCTTCAGGATTTCCAAGAATGGTTGATGCCTCTAATGGCATATCAGGCTCAGGACCATACCCTGTAACTTCATACAGACTTGGCTTGCCAACTCCACCAGCTTTTACGACAGGACCAAGTGTTGACAATACGACTGCGGCAGATGGTGCAGCCACAAGTTCAAGAGCTTATGTTTATACAGAGATAACAACCTTTGGAGAAGAGGGACCACCAAGCGTAGTAACAGCAGCAGATATTGTAGATGCATCAGATGGTGCAACAGTAACCTTGGCTTTACCAGCAGCAACTAGTGGTGTTTATACTATAGCTAAAAGAAGAATTTATAGAGCAGACTTAAACGGTATATTTAGATTTGTAAAGGATGTATCAGGTACATCAGCAGGAAATACAACAGAAGCAGTTAAGGACAGCTCACTTGGGGAAGAAATAGAATCAGCAGACAACCTAGCACCGCCAGACGATGTAACAGCAAATCACCCAGACGGACCAATGCTAGGAATTACTACTATGCCAAACGGCATAACAGCAGGATTTAGTGGTAATACATTATTATTTAGTGAAGCATTCTTACCTCATTCATATCCATTAGCTAACCAATTAACAACAAAAGAAGATATTGTTGGTATTGTTTCTATAGCTTCAGGGTTATTAGTAACAACAAAGGGCAAGCCTCTCATAGCGGGGGGAACAGATCCTTCAGCAATGTCATTAGTAGAGATAGATGCTAACTTACCAAACTCTAATAAAAGATCATTAGTTGATATGGGCGAGTATGCCTTATATGCATCTCCAGATGGTTTGGTTGTAGCAAGTAATTCAGGTGTTAGTTTAATAACTCAACAAATATTTACTAGAGATCAATGGCAAGACTATTATCCAGAAAATATTGAAGCCTACGAATACGAAGGAAAGTATTTAGGTTTTACTTGGGATGGTTCTAACTCAAGCACAAAAAAAGGATTTATATTTGATCCAAGAGGACAAAAGAATGCCTTTGTTAATTTAGATTTTTATGCAACTGCTGGATTTAATGACAGAGAGAACGATGAGCTATATTTAGTTATAGGCGGTACTCTTAAAAAGTTTGCTAGATCTTCTAGTGCAAGAACTTATACATGGAAGTCAAAAGAGTTTTATAGCAACCTTCCTATTTCCCCCGGGGTAGCCAAGGTCAGTGCTGAGTCTTACAACAGCTTAACATTCAAACTATACGCAGACGGTTCTTTAAAACACACTCAAACAGTAACGAGCAACGATCTCTTCAGATTACCGGGAGGATATAAGGCAAAAGCATTTCACATAATTTTAGAGGGTACAGATCCAATAAATGAAGTTTGTGTATATGAAAGCCCTAGGGAGATTACCTAATGGCAAAGTCTAAGGGTACTTTTGTAGTACCAAGAAATTTTGATCATGAGGGTAAAAGATTTGCTACAAAGGTCAACGAATCTATAGCACAGCTAAAAGGGGAGATAGGAAATCCTCTTGATTCTGCTGTAACCTTTAGA